CCCTTCATCGCCTACTTCCACATCTACAACGAGTGGTTCCGCGACCAGAATCTGCAACTTCCTTGGGACTTGGCAGTACTTCAATCTGGCGTCGGTCCTATCGCTTGGACAGACATTACCCAGAGCGATGCCACCATCTGGGACGGCATGCCTCTTCGTGTCAACAAAGTGCACGACTACTTCACCTCTTCTCTTCCCTTCGCCCAAAAGGGCGCAGACGTCATGCTGCCTCTGGGCAGCACAGCTACCGTCTATACCAATGCCACGCCGCTCATCACAACTGCGCAACCGGCGATGCGCTTGGCCAACGTGACTACCGGCGCTCCTACCGGCGGCGGTTATGTCATCACTTCCGGCGCAGGTCTTGCTGGCACGGACATCGACGGAGGTCTTACCAACAACAATGACGTCTTCCCGTCCAACCTCTACGCGGACTTGAGCTCAGCTACATCCGCAACCATCAATCAAATCCGGCTTGCCGTAACGACTCAACAGCTTCTCGAGAAAGACGCTCGTGGCGGTTCACGCTACGTCGAACAGCTACTCATACACTTCGGTGTACGTTCTCCCGACTTCCGGCTTCAGAGGCCGGAATATCTCGGTGGCTCTCGCCTTCCGATCACTGTCAATCCCGTCGCGCAGACGGCAGCCTACGACGCCGAGCCGGGTCCTATCGCATCAGCCGTCGGCAATCTCGGTGCAGAGATGCACGCGTCCGGCAACAATCGCACCTTTACCTACGCAGCCACTGAACACGGCTATATCATTGGTCTCGCTTGCGTACGCAGCAAGCCAACCTATCAACAGGGTATTCGTCGGCATTGGGGCGCCACACGTCGTACCCGTCTCGGTTACTACTTCCCGGTCTTCGCCAACATTGGCGAGCAGGCCGTGGACACTACCGAAATCTTCTTCCCCATCGATACAACCCCCGCGGTCAGCACATGGGGATATCAGGAACGCTGGGCGGAATACCGCTACACACCCAACGAAATCACCGGCCACCTTCGCTCGACATCACCCACCCCGATGGACTGGTGGCATTACGCAGAGGAATACACCGCAGAACCCGCACTCAATGCGGACTTCATCACGGATAAAACCAAGGAGACTCTCGCCAGGTCTCTCGCAACCCTGCCCACTCAATGGTCAGCTCAAATCATCATGGATGTCCTGCACGAAAATACCGTCGCAAGACTCATGCCGATGTACAGCGTACCCGGCATCACGAGGTTCTAGTCATGCCTTTCCCATTCGCAGCATTGGCGCCCTTCGCGGGCGCCGCTCTCGATGCAATCTCTACACACTCGGCCAATCGCGCCTCAATGAGATTCAATGAGCGCATGGCCTCGACACAATGGCAGCGTGGCACTAAGGACATGCTCGCTGCCGGAATCAATCCTATGCTCGCTGTCAGCCAGGGCGGCAACAGCGCCCCTACCGTGCAACTCGATCCAGTGACGCGCAATACGGCCAGCACTGCTTTGTCAGTGCAGGCTCAACGCGCGCAACTGGAACAGATCGATGCGCAAACAGAGCTCTTGCGTGAGCAAGGAGCAAAAACAAAAGCTGAAGCAGTCATGCTGTCCCATGAAATCCCATGGTCAAGCGCTAACGTCTACGAAAAATCTACTCAATTGCGTGAGCAGACTCAGATCGTCAAGACTCAAGCTAAGAAGCTTGAACAGGAACTCAACCTCGCCGCTGAACAGGCGAGGGAGAAGAAACTTACCAATGATCAACTGGAAAAGATTCAGCCGGTTTTACTTCAATATCAGCGCCTCTTAACTCAGGCCGAAGCTCTCGGTATTCCTGTCAAGCAGGTCGAGGCGAAATTCGCTGAGGAAATGGGCGACAACGGCAAAATTCTTCGCTTCATCAAGGAGATGATCAGGTGAACTACGCAACACGCAAACTCGCTGCTGGCTACCGCAGCGCCAAACCCTCGCTCACTGAACAGTCAGGTGCGAGGGAAACAGACATCAATGTCATCATCAGCCGCTTCGCAGTAAGCGGCACAGTCCCGTCGTCTCGCACTCCGCCCATGTCGGGAGACTTTTCGGAACTACCCGCGGATCTCCGCGGCATCATCGACATGGGCAAGCGCCTCAACGCATTACGCGACCGCCTGCCACCACAACTGCGTTCTATGTCAAATGAACAACTGTGCACGTTGACAATGGAACAACTGAACACTATATTGACTCCGCCGGCAACTCCGCCGGCACAGGAACCTACACCATGAAAGTATTCGCGCTTCGAGACCGCTTCCTGAAGTACTTCCTTCAACCCTTCACGGCTAAAGACGTGAAGCAGGTACAGGCAAGTCTTGCAGACACAATCAATGGAGACACGCCTCATGCCATCGCAAAAGCCCCGCACCACTTCGAACTCTGGCAGCTCGCGGAAATCGACGAGGAAACCGGCGACGTTGTTGCCGCCAAAGATTTCCTCTTTGACTGCGGTGCCCTCGTTCGAACAGATATTCGGCAAGACCGAATCCCCTCGCCTCATACAGGCGCGGAAGCGCCTCTCAACCGTGCAGGAGCTCATCAGAGACGACGAGGCGAAGCCGAAGGCTCGATTAGCCCTACTGCGGACACGGTCCGCACAGAGGCTCTCGCGGCTCCGGAAGGAGCTCCGGGAGCTAACGGAGTACATAATGGTACTCGCTGACGAAGGCAGCCACTGACCATCGCCCTACTAGATTAAGATGGTCCTGGTGACACCACTTGACAATCACAGTCATTGCCTAGTACAAAGACTCTCGTTCTAACTTGATATCTGGAGCTCCTATGTACCGAAAACGCATGACTGGAAAACAGCACGGCCGAAGCTTCGCTAAGGCCCGCTCAAGGACCAAGGCGGTCAACTCGCCACGTAAGCCAATGCGTGGCGGCTTCCGCTTCTAATGCCCTGCGAGGCCCCTCGCAACGTGCATAGGCCCACCAATGGTGGGCCTCTTTCTTTCACAGGTCCGCGTAAGGACGGTCAGTCCTACACAGCCATGCAATTACCCTGCGGAACCTGTCTCCTTTGCCAGGAGGAAAAAGCACGGCAGCAAGCCGTCCGCATCTATCACGAATCCATGTCGTACATGGAATCCAGTTTCATCACCCTTAGCTATGCGCCCAAGCACGAACCTCAATATGGGAGTCTTCACTATGAGCACCTCGTTAAGTTCTGGAAGAGGATGCGTAAACACCTATGGCAGAAACAGCGCAAGAGGTTGCGCTATTACGCCGTCGGAGAATACGGCGATAAATCACTACGTCCGCACTATCACGCGTGCGTCTTTGGACACGCGTTTACGGACAACAGAATCATTCTTAAAACGACACCACATTTGCTATGGACATGCCCCCTACTCGAAGAGTGGTGGGGTCTTGGCTATGTGAGTGTCGGAGCCCTGAACTTCAGAACAGCGCGATACACAGCAAGCTACGTCACCAAAAAACTACGTTCAAAACAACAATACGTCCGCACGGACGAAACTACCGGGGAACTCATCCCTCTCGAGCAACCGCGATCATTCATGTCGCGCAATCTCGGCAAGAAATGGTGGGAAGAAAACAGACACTTCGTGTCAGCCCACGATTACGTAGTCATCGATGGCAGAAAACAAAAGCCACCTCGTGCATACGACAAGTGGCTTGCATCTATCAACAAACTACCTATGGAGCTAATTAAAGAGCAGCGACAACTCAACAGCACAAAGCTGTCGCAAGGAGCAATCAACGCGCGCGCGTCAGACGTGCGTGCGAAAAAACAGCTCAAATCGACAGCTATCTAAACTCATGGGCATCTTGCCCATGAGTCACCAAGCGCAGCGCGGTCAGTCTTAACTACTTCAAGGATTACCATGTCATTCCGCAATAAAACTGCTTCACAGCACAACTTCTCCACCATCCCATCATCCGATGTTCCCCGCTCTAAATTCAAAATGCGCCAAACGCGCAAACAGGCTTTCGACGCATCCGATCTCATCCCGATCATGTGCGAGGAAGTACTTCCCGGCGACACGTGGCAACACACTGAATCCATCATGGCCCGTCTCGCCACACCTATCGCACCAGCTCTCGATGATCTGGTGCTCGAAACCTTCTACTTCTTC